CAGTATAACATCCAAACTGTTCTTCAAATGATAAAGGACACTCATTAGGTTTTTTAACATAATAAAATCGCTTAAGAGTAGAATCTTCTTCAATTGGCGCAACAATCGTTTGTAGATCCTTATGATAAACAAAAGAACGTTTCAAAAAAGAAATATCCTTAATGGTTATATAAGGTACTGATTTTGCATCTTTTTCTGCCATCGTGTATTTTATGCCCACTTTAGCAAATGCATCTTGACAAGCTGTATGATTAAACCAAGTACAATGCTTTCTAACGCCCATAGCATTATCATCTCCATAAGTTCCTAATACGACATTTTGATTAAAATTCTCATTTACACTAGGAAAAATAGAGTAATAAACATATCGCATCATTAAAGAATTACAAATACTATTTAATTGTACCGTTATCAAATTTCCAGATGGATTACCATTTGCAAAACGATAAAGTTGACCTTCAAATAAAATATTTGGATTAACAATATCAGATAATGCTCCTTTAATCATCTTTAAATCCTCCTCATTACAACCAACTTCTTCATACCAACTTAAAATAATCTTGGCTGCAGCTGTTGTAATTTGCGCAGCCATTGTTGTATCAAATGATGCAAAATCTCCAGCAATCATATGTTTGTCTCCAAACTTAGTTAAATGTTTATAAAAATCATTCCACTGTTTGGACATTGGATTAATACCAACCATACACTCTGTTTTATCCCAGAATTCTTGCATAAATAAAGGTACACCACCCAATGCACGACGAGATGCTACTAAATTCGCAAATTGTCCTCCATAAAATTTTCGTACTTTTTCATGGGCTTTCTTGTTGGGTAATAATTCATTTACTTTACTACTTGATTTATAAATACATTCTGATCGCTTCTCTTCAGACCAGCATCGTAAAGTATAATCAATTTCATCTTGAATTTTTTGGTGTTCATCATTAAATTCTCGTGGAATTAATGGTAATGATTCATCAAAAGGATCACGTTTCAAACATTTCATTTTTGATTTATCTAAACCAAAACCCGCAGATGTAGAATTTGGAATTCCACTTAAAATACCATCATTGGTACCATTCAACGCTTCATCTTGTGTATAAATACGTAACATAGATGTAACAACTTCTTTATTCTCACGAATAATTTCAAGAGTTTGATTTTTATAATCATCTATTGCTTTACATAAAATATCACCTTCATAATGTTGAACAGGAGACACTAATTTATTTAAAGTTAAAATAGCTTTTTCAGTGGAATTGGGATTTTTTGGAGGTCGATGCTTGCTAGGACCAAATTCATCCACAATACCCTCAAATGGAGTAGGTATATATGGAGGTCGAGCGTTACTAGTCAACTCTAAACCATCCTTCAAAACAGTTCCTATATAAGTAGTGATAGCTTTCTCACCCACACTTTCTGGATGTAAAAATAAAGGTGGTTTATCTACTATAGTATAACCTTTGTTATAAGGATCTACAATAACTTCATTAGTAGAATTAACCATCATACATGGTGATGTAGTTTTTAATTCATCTAAAGCTTTTTTAATTTGAGAACGTAATAATACA